GTTTCCCAGTCACGATCAATTTTTGGTAATAATCACGATCTTCAGTTTTGCAGTTTTCAATCACTGCATCTTTGATGCCTTTGACAAGTGCTTTGTTCATATCAGAAGGTCTTTCCTTCATCAGAAGATCCTTATACTCTTCGAGTGGTATTGTTACGGTATCAGTTCTTTTGTCTGACATTTTTTTCTCCTCTATAGTTGGATAACCAACGGTGGTTCTTTGTCTGGAAGCACGTAGGTATTCCAGAACTGCGATACTCCGTCAAATTCTGCGACCAGGTCATCTATGATCTCATCGCGTTCGATGTGATACCTGCGGAGCTGGCTATAGTCGTTGTCGTATGCAATCTCTGCAAATAGATCAACGAACTCGAAGCCTGTAACATTCAGGCCATGAATGACTTGAATGTAGTAATTGTCAGGAATGCGGTTCAGCCATTTCTCTTTGTCGTATGACTTCATGAGCGTTGTAGTTTTGCACTCAAATATTCCACGCCTTCCTGTTTGTTTCTCCAGGATCAATCCATCAGGCGAATAGAGCATGAATGGTGCCTTCTTCGACTGCAGTATCGTGTTGTCCTGGTACTGAACCTCATACATTTCTTTGAACTTCAACTGGAAGAGTCTGCGGATGTATTCTTCAGCGTTCTGGCCATAGCGGACTCTCTCATTGTCCGAGATGTCCGGAGCTTGTTTCCTTCCGGTCTTGATCAGCCAAAGATCAAGGTTGTTTCTCCATGGGTTTAGTGACATAGCAGCGGATGCGTCAGATCCGCCAATTCCATACAGGTTCATTCTTCCTGCGAGCCAATCATCACGATTTTTGTAGTGATGAACGACATAGACATCATTGTTCTGATAGAGGCTCTTGCCGTATCTCATTGGCATCGTCTATCACCTGGGTTTCCTTTTTTGCATGTCTGGCCTTGCGCTCCTCATTCTTCCAGACTGTGTTCACGAATGCAGCGTGATTGCTTGCAGTGATGGCCATTGTAGAAAATTTCTCGACACTCGCTTCCAGTTTCTTGACCTTGGCTTTCAGCTTCAGAATGTCTCTACTGTTCAAATAGAACTGAAGACATAGCAGATCATAGCTTTCTCGAATATCTTTGATTTCTTCATTCTTTAGCTTCAGAGCGTTCTGTGTCTTCTTACTAACGCGGACGATCTCTTTGATCTCCTGCCATGCTGCGATTGCGAAGATGATCAGGATGGCCACAATGATGTAAAGCAGAATAATTGCGAAGGTCATGACTTTTTCCTCTCAGTCCATTTCTTATTCAAACGGTCATATGTCTCGAATGAAATATTTTCCTGTTCTTTTAGTTGCTTTGACATTTCGACAAGTTCCAAAAATCTTGGATCACTTTCAATCGTGTGCAACATGGCCATTGTTTCAAAAACTAGATCAAACGGATTGCCTTGCACTGTGCAGCTCACCGCGTGTGTGATTGGATTAGCTTCGAACTTGATCATTTCGATGCCTCTACATAGACCGCAAGTGAAGGATCTTCTTTGACTTCAGCTGCAGATGGAGGATCTAATTTATAGCTTTCCTGCAGAACCGCCTGCGCGAATGTCCACAGCATGCCTGCTGCAATTGCGACAGTTGTCAGTGCTTCCAGCGTGATCCGGATACTGCGCCGCAGATGTCTTTTAGTCTTCTTCTGCATTCGTGTTGTCCTCTCTTGCGGCTCGCATGCCGGCCATGAACCGCATGTCTCCGTATGCTTGCAGATCTCTGTATGTAAGCTCGATTGGCTTATCCATCCAGCTTTCCTTTTCTGGCCCGTACATCAATTCACGGAATATTCCCTGCAGGCCTTTGCCGAGCGCTGCGTCTTCGCTTTTCTTTGTGACAGGATCAGCTGTCTTCACTGTAATGAATGGGCTTTCGCTCTTTTGATCCGTCTTTTCATTGACTGGCGTGTTTTCCTTTGCTTCGACAGGCTTTTCGTCGATCTCTTTGACCTCGCCGTTATTGGCATCGATCGTTGTTGTAAATCCTTTTTGATCAATGCTCTTTTGCTTCTCTGTCCGCTTGCGTGTCCTGTGCTTGGCTGCGTATGTGCTCAGGCTTTCGGCGTTGATTGTCCAATGGTGCAGGTCTTCTTTGTGTGCCTTGATTTCTCCGGTCTCACATGCGTGTGAGAGCGTTGATTGGCTAAACCCTGTGAGGAGAGCTGCTTCTTGTATGCTGATTCCTTTTTTCTCCATTTCGGTTTCTTCCCTTCTTTCAGCTTTTTGCTGTAAAATGGAGATGATCCTTTTTGTGTTGGATCATCTGGGGCAGTTCTGTCTTGACCGGCGGACTGCTCTTTTTCTTTTGTTTCTGTTTCGATGTCTTCCAGCATTGCCTGGTATAGTTGCTCCAGTTTGTTTGCTGGTATATTCTCCAGGCCCATCTGTGTCCTCCATTTGTGCATTTTCAATGCACTTTGCTCTTAAAAAAATAAGAGCTACTGTCTTTCCTTGCTAGTTTCGATCTGGCGTACTTCGATCGGCTGCTTGCCAAGCGCCGGAGCCATGCTGTATGTCGCATCCGACATCCCGATGATGTCTTCTCCGGTAACCGTTGCACGTCCCGCTCGGATCGCAGCCATGTGGTTTCGTTCGATTCCTGCTGCGTCTGCTAGTTGATCGGTATTGATTCCACCCAGGTATGCGCATAGCATGGCCACGTTGAACTTGATGTTTTCCATGTTCCCTCCTCTCTGCTTGTGGTTCTCTACCACCTTACCACTTGAAAAAGTGCATTGTCAATGCTCAAAAATATGAATTTTTGAAAATCATGCATTTTCGATGTATATTAGGCCTGCCTGAAAGCTCAGACTCGAACTTCTGGATCCATGATGGTGTCGTTATCGTGGAGACAAGATTCGAAGCATAAATACTAGACCTCGCACGGGCTCGAATTAGCCCGTTTGCGGGGATTCTTTTTTTTGCGGGTGTTTCCCCGTTTTGGCTCTTAGCGTTCCACACGCTCGCAGGTTTTCTTCCAGCGTTGAAATTATCCAATGACGAAGAAGGCCACCCGTTTTCGGATGGTCTTCGTTCTGTCCGCTGATGGACTATATTGGTTTTATTTTATCACAGTTTGATCTCGATCTCCTGGATCGGATCTCCTGCGCGGCATCCGTTCTCGTCTACTCCGCAGAGGACCAGCATTGTCTTTCGTGCTGCCTTTTCCTTTGCAGATCTATGCATGAATATTTCATAGCCGTCTTGACACGCCTTTAGCTTAGAGATATATGATCCGCCTCGCAGTGTCGTGATCCCTTCGTGCTTTCCTCTTGGCTTGTCGATCAGGAACCAGGCCAGCCGTTGGTTCGCCTTGTCCTCTTCGGCCAGGAGCTCCAGCATGTCGATGGTATACTCCGGTGCCTCGCGCTCTCCGGATTCCCATTTTTGAAGCGACCGGATCGGGATCCCGAATTTATCAGAAAATTGTGCCTGCGTCAGTTTCAGATTGGATCTGATTGTTTTTATATCTGTCATTCTGTTTTCTCCTTCGCTTGTATTTTACCATTGCGCCATTCTATGTTTGCCGGATCTCCGACCTTCCGTCCTTGAAGGTAAAACCATTTCATTGCTTCGGAAGTTGGACTCCAGATCTCGTCTTCGGTTGCTCCGCCGTCTCGCATCGCTTCGGCTTTTTCGGCGCCGGTGTTTCCTAATGCATAGTAAATCATTTCAGCTTCCTCCGGTGTCACTTTCAGTGTGATTGTTTTGCTCATGTCTTTTCTCCTACTCCGCAGCATTCGGATCCCAGATCGTTGCTTCGCCTTTTGAATTGATATTATAGTTCAGGCCCAGCGTCCGTAGTGCTTCCGTGTATCCGATGAAGGCTGCGTGGTTCGCTTCTCCTCCGTGGCACTTGTCTGTCAGGTACCGTTCGGCCAGGTGATCTTCCGCCACCGTGATCCAGTGCTCGTCGATTGTGATCCGTCTTTCGTTTGTCATTTTCTTTTCCTCTTTTCTGTTATTCGATTGACATCTTGAATGCTGGTATCTCTTCGTTATTTCTGAAGCATGTCTGTCTATCCTTGATCTTTACGATCCCGTCGAGCTTGCATCCTAATTCCTCAAATCTTGCGATTGTCTGGATCAGGCTGCTGAATGTGGAGCTGATCGTTATTTCTTTGACTCCGCTCTTGCGGCAGTCCTCGATGATCTGCTGGATGTCGTAATCCCATATTACTTCGTTGAAGTTTGGTAGTTCGTTTCCTGTTTCTTTGCTCCATTCGTAAGCCTGCCACAGCGTGCTATTGATTCCGATCTGCTTCCATGTCATTCCTGTCTTTGCATTTTCGATTGCTTCGATTGTATATTTCATTGTTTTGTCCTCTTTCCGTTATTTTGTAATAATGTTCATGATATGCTGGTATACTTTTTTAGCTGCTGCGCTCTTCGGCATTCTGTCCCATCCTCTGTAATAGCTAATGATCTCAGTTCCTTCGCTGTCTCTGATTGTCAGGATTGATACTCTTCCGCAGTCAATTCCGAAGTCTGATGGTTCTTCAAATACTTTTGCTTGATATGTGTATTCGTTTCCGTTGATGCTTGTTTTTCCAATTTTCCAGTTTGTCATATTGTTCTCCCTTTTATTAGTTCCAGCGGCTGTCCATTTCCTGCATCAGTTCGTGGTCTCTTCTTACAATCTGGCGTGCTTGCTGCAGTGCTTCTTCGCGGCTTGCTTTGCTCATTCTTTTTTCCATTCTTCTGTCGAGTTCTTTCAGTGTGCATCTATTTGCTATTACTTCGTTTTCCATTGCTTTATATGTCATTCTCTTTGTGTTTTCCATTTTGCTTTCCTCTTCTCTCTTGGTACATACACAACATATACCCCAATGGGTTACAAAGCAAGCCTTTTTATAAAATATTTTTAATTATTTTTAGGTACAAAAAAAGAGGCAGGATCTCTCCTGCCTCAATGAGGAATACGGCGCCGCGTTGGTCGTGGCGTCCTGTATTATTCCTCTTTTCTTTTTGGTGTGTCATTCTGTGTCCGTGGTTGTATCCGGAACTTTGATCTCCGGAAGTCCAGCCAGCGATGTCAGAAGCGAAAGGATCCCAGCCAGCACGGTTGTGCTTGCCACGATTTTCCAGTCTACTGCTCCCAGAACGGCTGCCGTCCCGATCGATGCGACTGCTGTCTGCGCCATGGTCTTTACTGCTCTTACTCCTGCGGCCTTGATCCATGTGATCCAGTATGTTTTATCCTTCTTCATGATAATCCTCCTCTATTACGAAATTTTGTACCTGTTTCCATAGTTTGTGGACCTCTTGATCTCCGTCTCCGAGATCCACGTAGCTGTCGTACATTTTTTTTAGATTATTGAATTCGCCAGGCGCAAAGTGTCCCTTGTCTCTTACCTTGCGGAGCAAATAATAGAGCCGATCGTGAAGGACCGCGAGCTGCGCATCCTTTGTTATTGCCATATTTTTTTTAATCTCCGCGATGTCTTGGTGGTCTTCGACGACCATTCCATGGTCGATGTCTTTGCTGTCTTGCTGCTTTTCCTGTCGGTTCCTGCGGTGTTTAAATCTCTCGATGATGGCCTGCACCGTCGGGACCAAAATTGCCGCGATCAGGGCGGTGATAACGCCTTCAGGCATCAGATCTTTTCTAGATCGCTGACGTGCATTGCGGCCCAGATCTGTCCGTTGGCCGTGAGGACAGCTCTGTCTCCGTTTAATTCGCTGACGGTGTATGAGTCATGATAGCTTGTGACCGATATTCCGTTGTAATCTGTCAGGCGTGTTGGCCGTACTGTGTCTCCGACGCAGATGGATGATCCGTTGCTCTTGGCTGCTGCAGGAGCTGCAGATCCTGTCTTTGCGATGTTCGCTGTATTCATTGCGCACCATACGGTTCCGCCGACGGTAAGGACAGCTCTGTCTCCGTTGATCTCAGAAATTGTATAGCTGTCGTGATAGCTCGTCACAGGCGTTCCATTATAGTCGACCAGCGCTGTCGGGATTACTGTATCTCCGACACTGAATTCGTTGTTTGTGACTGCTGGTTCTGGTTCTGGAGTTGGTTCAGGTGTGTCTCCGGATCCGGCTGAGTATAAATTCCATGCTGTTCCATCGCCATAGAATGTATCGTGATCGAATCCTCCGTAAACAGATTGCTGGATTGCGATTGTTGCATGTCCTTCGTAGTATGAAGGATCCGAAGCTGCCCAGCATCCGATGTCCTCATTGAAGATTGCGTCGTATTCTCCGGACCCGATTGGTGATCCCTGGATATAAAGCAGCGGCTTTACTCCTGTTTTTTGGACGAAGTGATCGATCCATCCTTTTGCCCACGCAGCGGCATTCGGCGTGCTTAATGCTTCGCCTTCAAAGTCTAGAGCCATCAGCGCTTTTCCTACGTGTCCGCCTACTAAGGACAGGAACCAGTCAGCTTCTGCCTCCGGTGTGTTTCCTAGATCAGGACGTGCGTAGTGATAAAAACCATAAGGCTTGCCTGTTTCCTTCCAGGCGTTGTAATGCTGATCGAGGCGCGGATCCTTGTACCCGTCTCCCTCTGACGCTTTAATAATCAAAAAGTCGGCGTCCATTGGAGTTGTGCCTTGCCAGTTTGAGATGTCATACCCTTGTAACATTTTTTCTCCTCCTGTCATCCGTTCATGGATGAATTAAAAACACGCTCCGCCTCGTCGGCGATGCGTGCTGCTTCCTCTTTTGCCATAATTGGGATTTGCGCCTGCTGGATGATGTCATCCTGCTTTCGAATGCATCCGATCAGCTTCTCTACTGTTTCGCAGAGCTGCTGGATCGTTTCACTCGGCATACGTTTCTCCGGTGATCTGCTTGTATTCAGCTGCAGAAATAAATGATTTCTCTACCAGCTTTTTGAGCATGTCTTTTGTATAGATATGCATTCTGTAATACAGAACCGCTTTCTGATAGTTTGTCATGCTGTTGCTCCTCCCTGAAGTGTCATAAGATAATCGATCTTTGCATTGATCTCGATCTCTTTGACTTCCTGCTCCGTGCGGTCACGTAGTATGAACCAGGATACTCCGTGCACCGTCATGTTCTGTACCAGAACCATGTTCGTGTGTTCGGTTCCGTTGATCTTTACGCTGACCAGGTTCTCCGGTGCAAAAATTGAAGAGCTCAGGATCTTGTCTGCGATGTAGTTGTTTCCGTTGACTGTGAGGTTTTCGATCTTGGTACCATCAAATAATTCAATCGTGCTTTTTTCCATGTGATTTCCTTTCCGAATAAATTTTTGTAAAGTTCTGCGAAGTTATCCAGCTGCTTCCTGGACATGAATTTGTAAAACGATCCGATCCATGATCGATATGCATTCTCGATGTCCTTGTAAGGCATCCTTCCCGCGTCCATCATTCTTTTGTATGCCTTGAGCCGTCTTCTTTCCCGCGTGACGTTCTTCGGATTGATTTTCTTCACGATGCTTCCGTCTGCTTTCATAAAGTATCCGATCTGCAAAAATCGAAAAAGTTTTGACAGTTTGCATATTCGTGTCTTTTTTTCGTTGATGATCAGTCGATCAGGAAAGCCGGGCGGACACCCCAGGAGCCCGAAGCGATGTAGTAGTTCGCACGGCCGTTGCCGTCGACATTCGCGAAGTCCGCCAAAGACCTGACGGTACGAAGCCACCAGACTTCTCTGTTTGTAATAAATTCAGGAGCAAGGTTGAACAATGGAAGACGTGAATAATCTACGCCGCATCTGTATCCGTTATGTGTTGCAGCTCCCCATAAAGAAACGCCATAGACCTGTTCTTCCGTCAGCAGATCAATCTGACTGTAATACCATGACCACCCGCTTGCGTCGTCTCCACTGGTTGCGTTGTCAAGCAGTGCACGTCTTGTTACGATGTGCGAGCTTCCGAAGAGACCGCTGATCGTTGTCAATGCTGCAGCAAGACCAGACTGCTTCATTGCACTATTGTAATATCCTCCGGTTGCTGTGTTTGTAGAGTTCATCTGTCCTTTGTATAGGATCTCATCAGGCAATACAATTGCGTGATGTTTTGTCAGTTCTGTATCTCCTGTATGAAGGAAGATGTCGAAGCCGGCAATACGCCATTTCTTTCCTCCCATTGTCCAGTAGTCACCGACATATAGATCTTCAAACGTGCCGTCACTGATTGCTTTGAATTGTGCAGCGGTCACGCTCGTTCCTAAGAACTTGCCTCTGAAAACACTGTTATGTGATCCTGCGTTTGCATAGATCAGCGGAGAGAGATCTTCTGCAGTATTCTTCTGGGCTGCATCAATCTCATTGATTGCTGATACGATTGACTCTTTGTCTGTCGTGCTGAGCCCTGAGATGTCTCCGGTCATTGCTTTTCGTAATGATCCAAGCTTGACCGCTTTTACTCCGGATCCGTCCGCAAATCTTACGATGACCAGATCGTCGTCGGATCCGACCAAGTCAGCGAGCGTGAGCTCGTTGATCTTGGATGTTTCGATTGAAATAACGCTCATTTTTTTGTTCTCCTCTTCTTTTAGATTTCTTTATACTTCCAATCAGCCAGGATTGCCTTGCCGTCGTCAGTAACAATTAATGCTCCGGTGTCCGTGGTGATTGGGACGGACAGCTGGTTCTTAAGGACCATTTTTTCAAGCAGTGAAAGACGCTCATCAAGCTCGGTTGTTTCCTCTGTCAGCTTGGCTGCTGCGTCTCCGTCTAGTTTTCCCACGATAGTTGTATACCAGTTATTAAATGCAGTCTGCCGCTCTGTGTACCATGTCTCGTAGTTCTGCTCGCGGTTTGTCTCCCACGTGCTGAATTGTGTTTCTTGATCTGTGAACCAGGTTGTGATCTCGACTTCTTTGTTTTCCTTGAATTGTTTGAAGTAGCTTTCAAACTGTGCCGCAAATTGTGAGAAGTCCATCTCCGTTACGGTTGACGCTACAATTCCGCAGTCTGCAGATGTCCGTGTGTCTGTAATGTCTGCCTGTGTGATCTTTGTTGCTCCTGCGTTGACAGCTATATTTGCAAGCCGCAGATCATAGACTCCGTTTGCTCTGACTATGCTCGGGGCTGTCGGATTTGCTGAGCTGCTTCCCTGGATCAAATTGAGGCTCATGACGCGGTTCGTGTCGTCCCTGCGTAAAACGATCGCGTCGATTCGTGACAGCGTTCCTGAGGCCGCAGAAACGTCCAGGCTGGCGTCTGTGTCTGACATTGCGACCTTCCCGTTGATGTTTCCATATCCGGATCCAATCGTGACTGCCATTCCGGTTCCTTCTTTGACTTCGAAGTCTCCGGTGAATATTCCATTAGTAAAGAATTTTTTTAACCAGTTCTCCATTGACGAGGCATCATATTTTCTGTCCCCGTCTTTTGAGTTGTAAAAGAATGATGTTATTGCCATGTTTTATTCGCTCCAATCTATTGACTCCGGTAGTGGATCACCGAATGTCGGTACTATGTACATGTTTTCGTGCTCATATACTTCCTGAATTTCTGTGATCCTTTTGTTTATTCGAAGATCCCATTTCTTTTTTTCGATCGTTACGATGTCGCCTAGATCGTAATCGGTTTTATACGTGAAATTTATTGATGGATTGACGTCTGCTTCGAATGATTCGCTTTCGATATTCTCAGCCAGCTTCTCGTTCCCTCGCTGGATCAATGCGGCAGTGTATTGTGCATCTGTTAGATCTCCGCGCTTGGATCGTGACTGGGAAAC